CACTGAGCCTAAAGAACAATCAGCATCTTTTGTGTTGAGTTCTACCTCTTTTGTACCAATTATTTTTCCTTTATCATCAGAGATAGACTGAACATAAAATAGAGAAGCAACATACTCTGTATCGTCTGAGGTTGATTTTCTAGAAAAGTATCTTTTAAATTTTGGATTAAAATTACATGCGTTTAGAAAAACCTCAGGCTTCCTGCACCAAAGAGGAATTATTCTTCCGTTATGTGATTTGCTAGTATATTGAGTTGCCAAGGCATCGCCCCAAATAGTATTATCTGCGTTTGGATCAAAAGCAAATTGACTAGCTCTTTTTAAAAATCCAAGCATTAACATGCATTGTTTAAAATTTCCAACGTCGTCTTCGGTTGGTTGTGTATCATCTGTTGTATTCTCGCTGTTTTGCGACACCGTTGATGCATCAACTGTTCCAACCTCTACTGCTGCAAATGTCTCAGCAACGATATCATCGGAATCTGGTTCTTCTTCTCCTTCGTAATTTTCTATTAGATATTCCTGAATTTTTTCTAGCAAAGCGTCCTTGAGATCTATGCTTTCCTGCTCTTCATAAACACCTCCCGTCTGTTCTATTTGGCCCATTTGCCCTTTGCTAATAAAAACATCATAATATGCTTGATCTTTATCAGGATCTTTACTAGACCTGTAGATTGTTTTAGCAAATAAAAATGCCATATCCTTGTCGTAAGTTGGTTGGCCTGGTTGCAGGCCAACAACAATTATCTGAGTAAAATCTTCATTGACAGTAACTAAGTCGGTAACTTGATTAGTTTGAACAGCTTTACTAATTTGACTAACAATGTCTAGAGGTCTGCCCAAAACAGTTTCAAGAGCTGCATGATAACTTGCTATTGTAAAACTTTTGTTTATAGTTGATCCTTCAAAAGCAGCGTATACTTTATTTATTTTAAAATCTGGTCCTAAGCTACTTTTCCAGTCTGGATTTTCCAGCAAGTATAGTACCTTGCCATTGTTGTCTTTTTTATTAAATTCATTAATATCGAAGGCCATTCGAGTCTCCTATTGCATTTTCAATTCTAGATATGTCTCCGGGTATAACAACCTGATCTCCTATTGAATAATGAGCATCAGTTGGCTTTTGGTTTATTAAACCAATGATCCAAAACTTAGACATATCTCCTAAATAGGTTGTTGCTAGCTTGTGAAGCTTGTCTCCATAACTCCACACATGTATTGTTCTAATGGGTACGGATATATCAATAGTGTTTTGAAGCCGAGGTGGCCTGTTTATTCGTAAATATTTAACTCCTTTTTCTTCGAAGACTTCGAAGTATAAATCAGAATCTAATTTAGCTGTTTTTTGACTTAAGTATTTTGGCATTTTTTTCTCCTAATAAGCAAAATCTGGATCGTATCCAAAGTAACCATCTCCGCCACCAGCCGTTGGATCATCAGTAGAACCAACCCCAGTTGTTTCTGATGTTTCCGTACCTGTACCTGTGGTTCCACCAGGATCTTCTGGTTGTTCTGAATTAGGGTCCGAGGGGGATGTCATAGCAGGGTTCGGAGTAATCCTGGTGCTATCGTCACTAGGTACTCCGTTATCAGTTACGCTTTCTGGAGTATACACTGGTACTTGTGGCGGGCACAGTTCCAGATCCCCCTCCGGTGGTACCACCATCACCTCCGGCAGCTGTGCCACCTCCACCGCCAGTTGTCTCAGTACTCTCTTCGGGAACTTCAAACGGAGTGGCGTTAGCAACAGGTGCTGCGGTGTTTTGTATTCCAGTACTAGTCGAATACAATTCCATTTTAACCTTGTATGCTTTAGGTAATAAATAACCACCATCTTCAAAGAAGCCAATGTCATCATCAATATCAAAATCAACAGAATAAACATGCAAGTCAGCACAGTTTGGCAGCAACGCTTTCCTTGTGCTTAAGCTAATCGATGTTTTTTTTGTAATTGGAAGGTTGCTAGCTTGAATGAACCCGGGTATTAAAACTTTGATTGTTTTTGCAAATCCAGTTTTTCTCTCGGGCAACACCATTAACGATGTCGGTATGAACTTTTCTTTTGTTGGTGCCGATGAAAGCCTAAATAAAGTATTAAGCTTGGCTAAATTAATCTTAGATTCTTCTATACTATTGGCTACCACGTCAAAGTCTAAAGAAAATTTTATAAGTTTAGGCACGGTACTTTCGTAGCCTGTACTAAATGCTCCATTGCCAACTTTTTTTGTAACATGTTCTACTTCTACTGTTCTGTTTATTTCATTAATGATTGGTTCAAACGCAACCCATCGTGCTATTTTAACATTTTCATAGCCGGCCTGTCTTAAAGCAAAGTCTTCCGGAGTAATAGAGTCGTCTGGGATATTGTCTCCAAATCCATCCGATATCTGCCTGTATTGTTTAAGGATTTCTGGGCCGACATGAGGTTGATTGGTATTTGTTTCTTCAATATGATTTGTGAACATTATAAATGTGCTTGACTTTGAATTCAAAGTAGACATCTTCTTTGGTGTGTATGAACTTATATCTCCGATTTGATTACCTATGGTACCTAAACCTCTTTCGTAATCATTAAATTGATAAAATCCAAAGGGAAAACCTTTACGATCGATAGTCGAATACATTCCGTTGTCAATAAATGACTGAGCAAACCTGAAATCGTACTCTTTATCATCACCATCTTGAGATAAATTTAATTTTTGATTTATAATTTTTAGATCTAAACTTAGTTTGATATTTTTGGGCAGCTTTTCGCTGAAAAAACCTACTTCAAAATCCGGAGTGTAATCAATTGATGAAATGTGACAAGGTAGCCCATACTTTTTGCACATATTGTAAGTAAGCGATTTGCTATTGGATGATAGTTTGGCAATTAAGTTCTTCATGTGAACCAGCATTATAGCGGTATTGTTCTTTTTCCCAATCACAGGGTTTATCATAGTCTGAAGTTCTTGAATTTTCAACATGTTTCTGCTAGCAGATGATGCATCGGCGGCAGGTAGATTCATGGTTATTGAAATTGAAATTTCGGATGGTTCTTCAATTACTCCCCCTTGGGTGCTGACTGCGTCAAACTTTTTAAACTCTGTTTTTTTTGAAACTTTAAAATTAAAACTTTCAATAAAAGGGTCAAGTACAACAAGTCTATGGCTGGTCATCGAGGCTATGGAAATAGTGTGTGGACTCTTAGTGTTCGCCGTACTTATGTCAGCAGCAGACGGTTGAGAAAATAAAGGATACCCTGCCATAATTTACTCCTAGTTTTCTAATATTGTTTCGTAAAGTGAATTACTAATCAGCGATCCGTCCATGTATATGTTAACAGTAACCTGAGGTATTTCAATCTCCGGAATCTTAACATCAACTGTCATTTTTCCTAAAACCATATTCTTGACGATATCTGTTGATGAGATTATTGCACTAGTTTTTGATCCATCTGTTGTAAAAGCCATAAATGCTTTATCAGTTATTCCTTTCATGCCAATTGCTGCTTCTTTTACTTTCGAAAGACCGTTGGCAAACTTATCCATTCCGCTGCCAATTCTGTCCATGCTTGATCCGACTCCTTCAAGTGCACTAATCCCCATAAACATTCCAATCCCTGCAAAAACTCCTCCGAGTGTTGTCAATGATAACATTAAAAACATTATAGCCGATGTTGATAAAAGAACAGCCATCCCTAGAGCACCAACTGAATAGGCAATACCAAGAATGCCCAGTGCTACAAGCGGAAGAATATCGACACTACCGGTCAAAGAGTTTAAAAGATCTGAAACAGAATCTACCAAAAACGAGAGAGCAAATATTACAAGCCCCATACCAGCAAATACAACGCCCAATGCATATGCCGCTGCTGTCCCTTGAATTCCCATAGTTTTAAACGCCAAGGCAAGTGCTAAAACGCCAATAGCCATGAATGCAAATGATTGGATAAACAGGGGGTTGATTCTAGATCCAAATAGTAGTTTTAAGAATTTAAACGATCCCGTTGTATTATCTATTTGTCTATCTAAAAATACAAAAGCAATTGCTAATAGGGTTACGCCAAGTGCGATTAATGCAAAACCTGTTTGATCAGACGCGAAAAAATGAATCATAGCCGCGAAAGCCATAAAGCCAAGTTGAAGCATTTTCATTCTAGCTGATGCAAAACCTGCTGCAGCACCCATCGCTGTCAATCCGACTGTTGCAGTTCCCATAATTCCAATTAAGATTTGAAAGTAACCACTTTCAATTGATTTGGCGAGAGTGTTAACAAATTGAATAAAATTGCTAATAACTGGATCAAGTGTTCTCACCAGTTCAGCAAATGCTAATTTAAGTTTGTCATACATCGGAACCAGTTCTTCTGTGATTGCCTTCAAATCTTTTTGATTTTGCATCATCTCTTGTTGTTTTGCACTAGTTTTATCGTTTGTCATGTTAAGCATTCTTTGTGCTTCTTCGACATCTTTTACGCCCATTGCTTGAGCTATGTATTTTTTCGTATACCTATCTAGGGTGTCAAAGTTTCCAACAGAAGCTTTAACTTCATTTCTTATGGTTTGTATTCTTTGGTCGTGCGTCATGTTGAGCATGTCCATGGCTGACATTTGAGTGCCAAGAACTGCATTCATTTGGGAAATTTGATCTGATGCTCCTTCAAATGTGTCAAACTTTTCAGCAATACCTATTAGGTTATCCATGGATAATCCGGTTATCTTTGCTTGAACTGAAAGTTCTTTGAAAACAGAAACCATTTGAGGACCAAATTCAACTAGTTTTTTTGCCTCATTGTTAAAATTTGATATCATTGCTGTGGCAGATACCCCAATTTGCCTACCGGTTAGAGCCAATTGTTTTGTTAAGTCAGCTGCTTGCTTTTCATTTTTGCTCATTACGGTAACCATAAAATCCATAGACTGAGCAGATAGCTCTGCTCCGACACCAATTTTTGCCAACAAAGCTGAAGTTGTTACCATATCTTTGTTGATATTTCCAGGGTCAAAACCAGCAAAGTTGTCTGCGAGGCTTTTTATAGATGTCCCAACGTTTTCCATTGTAACACCAGATCTAACTAGGTCTTTTGATATGCCTTGTATTCGTGCTTGAGCCCCATTTTCGCCACCAAATGCAAACCCGGTAGCCGCTCCGAAAGCTTTACCAGCTTTATCGAGTTCGCCGGCTAGTTTTATCGCCTCTTGAACCATTGATGCTATTATTCTTTCAGCTGAGAACATTTCCATGGTCATAGCACCCATCGCACCAAGAACGCCCATTCCACCCGCTGCATCGTAAGTTTTTCCCATCGCTACCGCTACATTGGAAACCTGTCCCACCAAGGTGCCGCCAATATCTGAAGTTAGACCAAAAACACCAGCAACTTGACCAGATATTTTTGATACTTCTCTTTGTGCTTCTTCTAGACCCTTAGAAGCCTTCTCAGCTTCAGCTATCGCCTTGGCCAACCGTGCCGCGGATTCTGGGGTTTCATCAAAAGATTGAACTGCAGCAGCTATATTAATTTTATATCTATCAGATAAACCAGACAAATTTTCCATGCCATCAGCAGTTTCTTTAATAGCTTCTTTTTCCTCTTTTGATAGCTTGACTCCATTCTTCTTATTTTCTAAAGCTTGTTGTAAATGCGTGTTAAAAGTAGCTTGCATGCCAAGCATATCTGCCATGAGCTCTTTTCTTTTTTGACCAGTTTTGTCAGTTTGTTTTGCTACTTCAAGGAGAGATTCTGCCAACCTTAAATCTTCATCGAGAGCATTGCTAACATTTTTTGTATACTCGGCCATCAGAGCATTTCTTTCAATCAAAATGTCATTTATGTCACGTTCTAATCTTTGTGCTTCACTAATAGCACTTTCAATCTCTCTTCTTTTATTTGATTCTTCCAGCAGTCTTGCTGCTTTTTGTTCCTTGTTTTCTTCTGCCAATTTGTGGTCCTCCCACTAATAACAGTAATTAGTTAAAAAAAAATAATGCCCACAGAGTGTGGACATCATCTTCTTGCCTTCTCAGCTTCTTTGGCTTCCTTTTCATATTCTTTAATTGTACGCTCTAGCCACCAAGTTCTAAGCCCCACAGGTAAATTGTACAATTCATATAAAGACCAACCACCGTAATGTTTTAGGGTAAAGAAAGTCTCATAGACTCCCTCCATATATTCCTCACTCAGGCCAAAAAAAGTCAGCTCCAAATGGAACATTAACCTCCTCTTCGTGTCCACAATAACGACATTCAAAGTTGTTTTTGACTTTTACATCAGGAGAAATTAGCATAAAGCAGTCTCTAAGGTATCTAGAGTCAGTGGCGACCATGTTATCAACAACATAATCGATTGTTTTTTGATCTTCGTATCCATTAAAGGCAACAACAAATCTTTTCATTTGCTGTGTAACCAGATCATTTAGCATTTTACCTTTTGATTTCTTGATCATGTCGAGTTCATCAAAGCCCATTAAAGGTCGAATAGCAGCTTTGATTTTTGAAAGAGGAAGTGTTACTTCAAAAGTAGATTTATCTGTTATCTTGATTGAATCTTTATCGAAATCGTTTCCATGGAACACTTCGTGTTGAGTTAAGTCAAATTCACACTTGTTTTGCTCTCCGCAATTCGGACAGTTTACTTTCGTTTTGTATTCCGCACCGTAGGCTGAGGTTCTTGCATAAATCATGATTGCGTTTCTATCACCAACGTAAAGATGTTCAGGATTTATTGATTTATCCTTAATAAGGTTCGAGATAAGTCTGTCGATCGCTAGACCTTTTTTAAGAAGATCTCTGTTTGTCAAAATATCTTCATCTTTTGCTGTCATGTATCGGATCTCGATCGAGTCCTTGTCTTTCAGTGGGTGTTCTTCGGGGTATCTTCCTAAAGAAGGCAAAGAAACCCATTCCGTTGGAGCAACAAAGTCCATTGGGTTTTGCATTTGAGGAACATCTTCGCTTGGTGTGGGTTTGTGTCCACCAAGAAGTCTCTCTTCGTTGTTACGTTTCATTTAATCTCCGTTTTTTATTTACTACTCGGGGGAAGCCATTGAAGTAATTCCGTTTTCCCCAATAGTTGCGTAGTCATATTGTATAGTTAGTTTGTATTCTACTAATTCGTCGTCACTATATGCTAAGGTATCGCCCCAAGACACGTCTTTCAAAATTGCATCGTGTAGAGTCCATACTTCAATTGCTTTTCCGGCACCATTTACTTGAGTTATTTTGATTTGACCTATAGCATTATTTGAAGCTGTTTTAGATGCTGTGCTACCACCTGCACTGCCACTTATTTGATTTCCGTTAGGATTCGCAAAACCCGATGCATTTACAAGCTTTGTAAACAAACCGGAAGTTTCACTTTTAATATTGTCGACAAAAGTGATATCAATGTCTTCCCACTTCCCAAGCCCAGGATACTTGTAAAAGTGGTTGATCATTTTGTATTCTTTATTGTCAAATGTGAGCTTTGGCTTTGAAACAGATTTTACGGTGTAATAGCCTGTGTTGTTTATTGCAACAACAAATCTATACTTTCTTTTTGGTTCTGTTTCTTTTAAATTCC